TATGCCAATGTATCAGTATTTATTGAAAGGGTTGCAGATAGTTTAAATATAGATAGTGAAGGTTTAATTAAAACACAACAATCTATACAACAAGAACAACAAGAACAAATGATGCAACAAGCAGACCAAGTAGCAATGCAACAAATGGCAGCAAGTGGTGGTGAAGCATTAATTCAAGGTGCAGCACAAGAATTAGGTAATCAACCAGAATAAAACGGCGGTTGCCATTAGAATAAAAACAAAGGAATAATATAGAATGGAAAAAACAACAGAAGAAGTAGAACAACATAATCAAGATATGTTGAACAAGTTTGATGAAAATCAAGAAAGAGTGAATAATGAACTTAAAACAGATGAAGAAAAAATGTATGCTGGAAAGTTCAATAATGTTGAAGATTTAGAAAAATCTTATCAAGAATTACAAAAGAAGTTAGGAAACAATTTAAATGAAGAAAAATCTAATGAGGATGGTGATCAAGATGTATCTGAAACTGTAAAAGAAAACACAGAGACACCTTCAACAGAAGAAGCAAAAAATCTGACAGAAGATAAAGGTTTTAATTTTGATGAATTATCAGCAGAATATCAAGAAAATGGAGACTTAACAGAAGAAACTTATAAAAAGTTAGAAGAAGCAGGTATTCCAAAAGCAATGGTTGATAACTATGTTCAAGGACAACAAGCAGTTGTAGAAAAGAAAGCACAAGACATCTATAATACAATAGGTGGCGAAGGTGAATATCAATCAATGATTTCTTGGGCAAGTGATAATCTATCAGATGCAGATAAAGATGCATTCAATAGTGCAATAAATGTAAATGATGCAGTAGCAACATTCACTATACAGAGTTTATATAACAGATATAAGACAGAAACACCAGGACAATTAGTTAATGGTGATAAAAACACATCTAATCAAGGTTTAGGTTATGAAACAAAAACTGAAATGATGAAAGATATGTCTTCACAAGCATACAAAAAAGACCCTACTTTTAGAGCAATGGTTCAAAGAAAAGTAGAAAAAACAAATTGGTTATAGAATAAGGTTGTTTCCTAACAAATAAAAAGGAAAGGCCTTATAGTCCGTAAAGACTTAAAACTACTATAACTCCTCTGTTTTAATAAATGTAGGTAGGTTTTTTTCATTCCTACCTATATTTTTTAGAATTGTTGATTTATATGCCCTATGTGCAAAATTACTGCGGTAATAAACTTATAGGATACCATTAAAAAGAAACAGATTAAAAGAAAACAGATAAAGTATCTAACAGATAAGACAGCCTTATACAAGGCACATAGGTGGTTTATATATAACATAAACTTAACAACATTATAAGTAAAACTTATAAAACAATTATATACATAAAAGGCAAACAAAATGGCACAAAATCCAAGTAATATGATAGGAACATCAAGAACTGATGGAGTATCAAATAAAGACATCGCATTAAAAATCTTCTCATCTGAAGTATTAACAGCATTTGAAACAAAGAATATATTTTTAGAATTAGTTCAATCAAGAACTATAGCAAACGGTAAATCAGCATCATTTCCAGTAATCGGAGCATTTGATAGCTCTGTAAGAACACACGTTCCAGGAACAGATGTAGTTGCAGATACAATAGCATCTGGTGAAAGAGTAATCTCTATTGATGATTTAAAATATGCATCAGTATTTGTAGATAACTATGAAGAAGCAATGGCTCACTATGAAGTAAGAACTCAATATTCTACTGAAATGGGTAGAAAATTAGCAAAAGAAATTGATGCAGGTGTAATTTCACAATTAACTGCATGTATCACTGCAACTCCAGCAGTAGGTCAACCAACAGTTCAAGGTGCAGCATATGGTGCAGGACTTTTAGCAGCAGACACTGATGAAGAAAAAGGTGGAAAAATCTTAAAAGCAATCTTCAAAGCACAAACAGAATTAGACAGTAAAGACGTTCCAGGTGAAAGATTTATTGTTGTAAGACCAGAAGAAAAATACTTATTAGTTAATTCTAATGCAGTAAATAAAGACTACACTAACACTAATGGTGGATTAGATACTGGTAATGTTGAAATGGTAGCAGGATTAAAAATCTTAACTTCTAACAACTTAGCAGCAAATCAAATTATTGTTGGAACTGAAAATGCAGTAGGTGTTGTTAAATTATTAGACTTAAAAACAGAGTCTAACTATGACTTTAACAAATTAGGATACCTTATGACTTCATCTTATGCATTGGGAATGGGTATTTTAAATCCAGGATGTGTGTTTATTATAGACGCTACTCAAGCAGAAGAAGTATAATAATTATACCCCTCAAAACTAAAATATTATAGGTGATTTTCATCTATAATATTTTTTTTTCAAAATCAATAGTCGATAATAATCAATAAAGAGGAAAAATGGAACTAATAGAAATAATAATAATGATAGGTGTATGGGTAAATGTTTTTATCCAAGGTAGTTGGTTTTATATAGACCTAACAAAAAATAAAAAAAAATAAAAGGAAAATAAAATGAAAATAAGAAATGAAGCAATAAATATATGTCTGCAAAATATAGGTGAACCATTATTAGGTGTTGATGAAGTGCATACAGGAATATTTGAAGCAGAACAAGCATACTTTATAATAAATCAAACAACAACAGAAATATTAAGTGAAGGTTGGATAATTAATACAGATGAAGAATGGCCATTATCAAAGAACGAAGATGATTATATTGCAGTTCCACCAAATGTTTTAACATTAAAAACAAGTGATAGAACTTTAAATATAGTAGTGAAAGATTATAAATTATACAATAAAGATACTCATACATACAAATTTGAAGATGTAGAAAATATAAAATGTGATATAGCATGGGATTTAGATTTTGATGATTTACCATATTCTTTTCAACAATATATAACATTAAGAGCAGCAAGAATACTTGCAGAAAGATTAGATAGTAATACTAATTTATTACAAGTAATGTTAAGAGATGAAGATAATGCAAGAAGAAAATTAGAAAGATTTGAAAATGAACAGAATGATTATTCTATATTTGATAATGACAATGTTAGCAGAATAATAGATAGAACAACTAACCCTACAAGGAGATAATAGTTATGGCACTAATACATAGCACACTACCTTCATTTTATGGAGGAGTATCAGAACAAACTGATGAAATAAAATTAGATAATCAATGTAATATAATGATAAATTGTGTTCCAAGTATTGCACAAGGACTACAAAGAAGAAACCCTGCAAGAATAATTGCAGAAATAGAATTATTAGAAAATAAAGGACAACCTTATATTTATACATATGATAGAGGTGATAGAGATGAAAGATATATTATGTTATTTTGGTCTGGAATATGGAAAGTATTCGATGATAATGGTAATTTAATTGATGAAGGAACAGATGATTATTTAAAATGTTCTAAACCTTCTGAAGATTTAGAATGTATTACAGTTAAAGATACTACATTTATAGTTAATAAAACAATTACTACTGACTTATTAGATGAACCTGAAACTAATATAATAAAAACAAAATGGTATAAATATCAAGTATTTGTTAATAAAGTTTATTGGAGTTGTGGTCCTTATCAAGAAACTAATATGTTGGGAAGATTACAATTAACAATAAATATAGATGGAACAGATTATATAGAAACAACTGATGATATTACAGTAATACCTGCAGATTGTCAAACTGATTTAACTTCTTATGCACAAACTTTATTCACTAACATTAAAGCACAAACTTTATTAAATGAAGATGGTTTAATAGATAGTATAGTTCCACATAATATAACAGTTGAATATTCTTGGATAGGAAGAGATACAGTACACGAAGAGTCAACAGGTGAATTAGGTGAAACTGATTATGGTTTAATAACTTATCCTATAAGATATGAATATACTGATGATACAAATTGGGACCGTGATTTTTTCTATTGGGTTAAAAGAACTGATAGTGATTATCCATTCACTTACACTATAAAAGTTGATAGTGAAGTATATATAGGAACAGCAACTGCAAATAATAATTCTGGTGATTTAACTGATAGTACAAAAAGTTTTCCTACAAATGCATTAATAGGTTTCACTCTACATAATATAACAAAAAATTGGTATGGTGAAATTACAAGCAATACTGCAACTACTTTATTCACATCTGAAAACTCACAAGGAGTGTCAATTAATGATGAATATGAAATAATATTAAGAACAACAGGTTCTGACTCTGAAGTAATAACAAATACATTAAAAAATAAGATAAATAATTTAGGAGACCCTAATTATACTGCAAGTACAAAAGGTTCTATATTAAAAGTATGTATAGGAAATGGAAGTGCAAAAATGTCAGGTTATGATAGTTGGGGAGAACAAGCGAGTGAAAGTTGGCAAGGTTCTATAAGTTCTATAAATAAATTACCAAATGATTTAAAATATATAGATACAGTTATACAAATAACAGGAAATGCAAATAATGATTATGATGATTATTATGTAAAGTTCACAGAAAAAGGAAATTATCAAGAATGTAATAGACCTGGAACAAGTTTCTTACCAAATCCAGATACTTTGCCACATAAATTAGTAAGAGGTTTAAAAGTTGATGGTATTACACCAGAATTCTACTTTTATGGTAATGATGGTTTAGTAAGAACAGATACTTTTGGTAATGTATTAAATAGTGAAACTGATGTATGGAGTACAAGAAAAGTAGGTGATACAAATACAGCAAGAGATGCATCATTTATAGGTGAAACAATAACAAGTATGTTTATGTATAGAAATAGATTAGGTTTTTTATCTAATGATAATATTATATTAAGTGAAACAAATGAATATTATAACTTTTATCCTACAACAATGACTGATACAGTAGATACAGATGTGATAGATGTAAGTGTTGATACAAACCAATCATTAAAATTAAGATATGCTGTAAATTATCAAAAAGATTTATTATTATTTGGTGATGAAGAACAATTTATTTTGTCAAGTCAAGGACCATTAAGTACAAAAACAGCAAGTGTATCTACTTCAACTACATATAGTTTTAATCACAAAGCAAAACCAGAGTCAATAGGTCCTAATGTTTATTTTTCAGTGAATAAGGATAAGTATTCAAAAATAAGAGAATATTATATAGTTCCAGATACAGTATCAAATAATGCTACAAATATATCTGAACATATTCCTACTTATATTCCAAAAAATATTAAAAAAATAAAAGGAAATACAAAGAATGATGTATTATTCTTTTTAAGTGAAGAAATTACAAATGAATTATATGTATATAATTTTAATTGGAATGGTGAAGATAAAACACAAGGTGCTTGGCATAAGTGGGTTTTTAAAGAAGATATATGTAATATAGAAATATTAAATAATCAATTGATAATGTTATTCAATGATGGTTTAAATTATACAATAAAAAAAATACAAATTGATATAGAAAAATTAGAAGAAAATATATCTTATGCAGACCACGTTGGAACAATTGAAGGTGAAGGTGAAGTATATAGTCTTTATGATAGTTATTTTCAGTTTTCAACTTGGGGATTTCCTACTGGTCAAATAAAGATTGATGATTTTAGAAGAAACTTAAAGTTAAAAAATATAGAAATTAGTAGTAATATAGGTTCATATTATAATATGGATGTTTATTATAAAGGTAGAAATTTAGCAATAAACACTAAACAAGTTTTAAATGATACAAAACAAACAAATAAAATTAGATTAGGCGGATATGTTAAAGATTTAACATTAGAAATACACTCTATTCAAGATAAAGGTTTTACCCTTAATTCTGCAATTATGGAAGGTATATATTCTGCAAAAAGTAAAGGTATATAATTATGGAAAGATTTAGAGGATTTCAAGGATTACAAGGTATCAAGGGAGACCAAGGTATTAAGGGAGACCAAGGAATACAAGGAATAGAAGGACCGCAAGGTCCTATTGGATTACAAGGAGCACAAGGTGTTGCAGGTGTATGTGGTTGTGAAGGTGGTTCAGAAACAGGAATAAGTATAGATTGTTCTTTTAAAGCACCACAATTAGAAGTATCAATAGATAATGCCAATGTATATATAGGTGAAGATAATATATTATCTTTCACTTTTGATAATGAAGAAACAACATTAACTTATGATTATAGATTATATATAGGTGAGTCTTTAGAACCATTTATGACAACTACTAATGTATTAGATTTTAAAGGTATTCAAGTAGGAATAGATACAGATATAGTATATTTCACAAGAAGTTTAGTAGGTTTTGAAGGTGAAAGTGATAAAACAGGAGTTCAATTAAATAAAATTGAAAGAACAATGACAGTTGGAATTGATACATTAAGTTTTGATTTTTCAAATGGTAGTTATATGGCTATATATGATATGGTATTTATTACAAGTAATGGTGATTACAAAAGAGCTGATGAGTTCAATACAAATATAATGTATATAGGTGATTATGATGTAACATATCATCCAAGTAAGATGTTTAGCAATTCACCACATGCTTTTGATATGTGGTGGGATTTGGTTAAGCCAAGAAAAGGTTTCACTATTCAAGCAACAGAAGCATATGAAATTATTGGTGTAGCATTCTTACCTAATCCAAGTTATGGTGATAAACAAGATGTAATAATTAAAAATGGTTTAGAAGAGATATTGTTTGAAGGAACAATGATAAGAAACGCTATGACACAAGAAATTAAAGAATTAACTAAATTGATGTCAAGTGTTGATGAATATATAGAAATTAGATGGTAGGAGGAGAGAATAATGACAATAAAAGATATAAAAATAAAATGTAAAGAAATAATAATAAAAAAATATCCAGAATATAAACAAAGAAATGCAGCATTAGGACTTCTATCAAATGAAGAAACTGGAATGATGAAGCTCTTTATTAAAACTAATACAATATTTTCTAATTCTTTAGAAAAAAAATTAGAGAACAATGAAGATATAACTGATTTGTTTAATAACTGGAATTAAAGGTAATTAAAATGAAATTAGATAATATAGATAACAAATATAATGAAGTATTTGTAAAAAAGAATGGTAATAAGACTTGTGTATTTGATACACCAGATGATTTTGATACATTTGATTTTGAAACAATTTATGACCCTGAAATTTGTTCAGAAGAATATGATAGTGAAATAAATATACCAATTAACCCTATTACTGAATATTCAGTTATGAAAGGTGAAACTGGTGATACTGGTGAAAAGGGAGACCAAGGAGACCAAGGATTACAAGGTGAAACTGGTATTCAAGGTGATACAGGATTACAAGGTATAGAAGGACCACAAGGAATACAAGGAATACAGGGTGAAACTGGTTTAACAGGTGAAACTGGTATTCAAGGAGAACAAGGTATCCAAGGACTTCAAGGACTTCAAGGAGAGCAAGGTATCCAAGGATTACAAGGTATTCAGGGAATTACTGGTGAAACTGGAATACAGGGAATACAAGGAGACCAAGGACTTCAAGGTATTCAAGGAGAACAAGGACTTCAAGGAATTAAAGGTGATACAGGTGATACTGGACCTATTGGTTTAACAGGTGATATTGGTTTAACTGGAGACCAAGGAATACAAGGAATAGAAGGTGAAATAGGAGCAACAGGTTTAACTGGTGATATTGGTTTAACTGGTGAGACAGGACCTATTGGTTTAACTGGACAACAAGGAATTCAGGGAATACAAGGTGAAACAGGATTACAAGGAACACAAGGTATTCAAGGTGAGACAGGTATTCAAGGAGAACAAGGTATTCAAGGAGAACAAGGAATAGAAGGACCACAAGGTTTTAGTGCATTTGAAGTATGGATAAAAGAAGGAAATAGTGGAACAGAACAAGACTTTTTGGACAGTTTAGAAGGTATTCAAGGTATTCAAGGTGAAACTGGTATTCAAGGTATTCAAGGACTTCAAGGAATAGAAGGAGACCAGGGAATACAAGGAATAGAAGGTTTAACTGGTGAGACTGGTGAGACTGGAGACCAAGGTATTCAAGGTTTAACTGGTTTGACTGGTTTAACTGGAGAACAAGGTATTCAAGGTGATACAGGATTACAAGGTATTCAAGGAATACAAGGTGAAACAGGAGACCAAGGAATACAAGGAATACAGGGTGAAACAGGATTAACTGGTGATACTGGACCTCAAGGGATACAGGGAATTCAAGGTATTCAGGGTGAAACTGGAACACAAGGAGACCAAGGGATACAGGGAATTCAAGGTATTCAAGGTATTCAAGGTGATACAGGAGCAGCAGGTTCTGATGCAACAGTTAATGAAACTAATATAGAAGCAGTAATGCCTATTGATATATTAACTAATAATATGGAGTTTTCTGGTTCTATAAGAAGTGGAGCAGCATCTATGTCAGATAATACAATAGTAGATATAGATACAAATGGAAACACTGGTGGAATAATAATTTTAAAATTAGGTAAATGGGACGATGTTTATCCTTATCAATGGTATGTTATGATATCTTTTGATGTTGGTGGTTCTTGTCAATTATATAGAGATACTGGTTCTGAAATAGGGAACTGGGAATATTATGCTGATACTGTTGCAAGTGTTGCAGGAACTACTGATGGTTATATGGGTGTTTTTGTGCAAGATAATGGTGGTAAAATACAAATAGTAAATAGAGTAGGAAATATAAATATTTCTTGGTTATTTATGTTATAAAAGGATAATAAAATGAAAAATTATAAAGATAAATATAATCAATGGGTTATAAATGGTACAATTGTGCCAGGTTTTGAAAAAGAAGAAGAAGCAATAAATGCATTAGAAGAAAGAAGTAAATGGGTTCCAAATGAAGAAGAAATTAAAGAAATAAAACAAGAACAATTAAATCTTAAATCAAAAAGTGAATTAAAAGAAGAAGATTGGATAGTTATTAGGGAATTAGAAAGATTATATTTAAAAGATACAACAATAAACATTAAAAGAGAAAACTTAAGAAATCAAATAATAGAAAAAGGTAAATAAAATGATAAGTGAAAAAATATTTAACACAAACGGAATAATAAAAATATATACAAGTGATTTTAAAATCTTTTCAGATAGCCACTGTAAAGTTTTTTTAGATGATGTAGAAGTATCTGCAACAAAGTATGATATTATAAATAATAGTGTGGTTTTCCATACTATTCCTGTAAGCGAACAACAATTAAAATTATTGGTAGGTACAACACCTGATGATTTATTATTTTTAGGTTCTTTAAATAGTTCTGGAATTAAAACAGTTGGGAACATTGATGTTTTAAGAACTTCAACAATAACACACGAAAATATTAAATTATTAGGATATTATAATTCTACTGATGGTGGTGGTGGAGATTTCCAATGGAATGAAACTTCTACTGAAACAGATAATGGTGGTTCTATAATTAAAGTAAATGATATAGAAACTGGAAGATGGATAAAGTATAATGAAATTTTAACTAATGTTAAAAGTTTTGGTGCAAAAGGTGATGGTATAAATAATGATACTGCCAATATTGTTTTAGCAATAAATGAAGGTGCAAAAATTTTAATTCCAAGTGGTAATTTTATTTGTAATCCAACAATAGAACAAACAGAAACTTTATTGAGTTGTTTAGATAATATTGAATGTATAGGAACATTAGATATTACTTTACCAGCAGGAACAATAACTTTAACAAATGAAGTAGTAGTTAATTCTTCAACTGCAAATAATATAACAATAAATGGTCAAGATATAACACAAACAAGTTTAGCATCTATTAGTGGTATTACAGGTAGTGTAAAAGATTATAATATTACATATATAGTAAATGATGGTTCTAATATAGAAGTAGGAGATTATATATTAAATAGAGTAGATGTTGAAGGAACTAATGGTCATACATTAAATGCTGGTATATGGGAAGTAATTACAGTTGCTACAAATCATATTACAGTAAAAAATAGAAGTCAAAGTCAGCAAATAGAAAGTTCAACAATTACAGGTGGAACTGTTGGAATAATTAAAACAGTAATAAAATTTAATGGTTGTGATGGTTTTAGATTTGAAGGTGGGCAACCATTAGGAGAATTAAATCATATAGCAATAGTTGGTGATTATAATACAAGTAATGATACTGGAACAGAAGGAACACACGGTGTAATAACTTCAAGTCCAATAGTTCATAGTGGTGAAAGTAGTAATGCTGTTTTTAATCCATTAGGAGCAGTAAAATTAGGTGAAACATTTGGAGTATCAAGTTTTGGTGAGCAAGGTATTGCATGTAGTGGTAGAACTTCTTTAGTTGGTAATTATGTTGCTTCTTGTTCTAATAGAAAAAGAGGTGTATATTCAGAAGGTGCAAATATGAGAATGAAGTTCTCTACTACTAATGGTAATGGAGAAGATGGTTTTATATCAGATGTATCTGGTGCTATTACTTGTGCTTATGCTATTTCTTCTGGAAATGGTCTGAATGGTTTTTGGAGTACAAATAATTCATTTTTAGGTGCTGCTTGTGGTAAATCACATTATAATAAAACAAATGGTGCTGAATGTAGAGGTTTAGGTAGATTACAAGTTGATGGTTGTTCTATTATAGGTAATGAAGTTTATGGTGTATCTGCTACTGATGGTGGTATGATTGATGCTGATAATTGTTCTTCTACATATAATATAAACACAGGATTTTATGCTTCTTCTGGTGGTATAATTGATGCTGATAATTCTACTTCAACAGATAATGGTGGTTATGGTTATGTATCAGAATATAGTTCTATTGTAAGAACTTCTGGAAATACTAATTCAAATAATACTGATGGAGATTATTTTGTAAGAAGTAATTCAACTTTATTCAAAAGTGATGGTTCATTAGCAATAAATAGTATGGAATATTCAATAAGTCCAAGATGGTATCATATAAATGATAATTATTGGTCTCCAATGTTATCAAGCACTGGTGATTTATATTTTGGTGGAACATTTGGAAACAAAATTGTTCTAAAAAATGATGGTGTATTTATGCCAGCAAATGACAATGATAAATCATTAGGTAGAGCATCAAACAGATGGAGTGAAGTATTCGCAGTAAATGGAACTATAAACACTTCTGATGAAAGAGAAAAACAACAAATAAGAACATTGAATGATAAAGAGAAAGCAGTTGCAATTAAATTAAAAAATGCAGTAAAAGTTTTTAAATGGAATGATGCAGTAGAAACAAAAGGTTCTAATGCAAGAATACATACAGGTTTTATTGCACAAGAAGTTAGAGATATATTTATTTCAGAAGACTTAAATCCAGAAGAATATGGATTATTCACTTATGATGAATGGGAAGAAGAAGTAAATGACAATGGTGATATCATTACACAAAGTGGTAATAGATATGGAATTAGATATAATGAATTATTAACATTTATTATAACAACAATATAAAAGGTATAAATTATGGAAAACATATTAAACACAACAATAGAAAACTTTGATACAGTAATAGTAGTATTAACAGCAATTATAACAGTTTTAGGAGTAATAGTAAAATTAACTCCTTCAAAAGAAGATGATAAATATTTAGATATTATCAATAGAGGTTTTGCTTTAATTAAAAGAAATGTTAAAGTAGAAGACTTAAATAAATTAAAAAAAGAAATAGAAAACTTTAAAAAAAAACCAGAAATAAAATAAGGTAAGTAGTTATGATAGGTGCATTAACTGGTATTGGTAAAATATTTTCAGTAATTGGAAATCTATTTGACCATTTCAAGTCAAAGAGAATGGGCGAACTGGAAGTGGAAAATCAAATATTAAAAAATAAAATAAAACAATTAGAGGAACAAAATGAAAAACTTAAACAAATCAACAATATTAGTATTGATGGGGTTAATGTTTTTGATGCAGGGGTGTGGAAATAATCAGGAGAAATTAACTATCAAATGTTATTACCCCGGGTTTCCTAATCCTAATAAAAATGTATTAAACACATTAAAAAAAACAGGGAATTATAATGTAGAATTATGGTTGAAAAAACTAATAATCTACAAAGGACAAATAAAAATATTAAAAGGTGAAACAAATGAACTTAACAGAAGATAAGTTCCAAAGTTTTGTAGAATTATCACATGAAAATCAATTAGCAATAAAATCTTTGACAAAAATAGCAGAAAAAACAAGTCAGGATATAGATAGAATGGTAGAAAAACAAAATGAAATATTAGTTAATCAAGAACAAATGAAACTAATAAATCAACAATTAGCTACACATGAAAAGAAGATTGAAAAGATAGAAGGTTCTATTACTTGGACAGTAAGAAGTATCATAGGTGCAATCATTGTTGCTTTATTAGCAGTAATTGGTGTAAACGTAAAATAAAAAAAAAATAGGGGAAAAAATGGAACAATTAGATGTTATAGGTTATATACATAAATATTACAATGAGGTTATAGAACTTCAATTGAAAGAAGAAGATAAACTCGAAGTTGAAACATTATCAGGAGATACAATGGAAAATGTATTGAAATCAACAGTCGAAGATTATGGAGAGGATTTTATATTCTTAATTATGTATGGAAATAAAGTATCAGGTATATTTGGAGTAGTTCCAGATAAAGAAAATGATAAAATAGGTGTAGGTATATTCTTAACAGATGATAAAATCAAATATTATGCAAAAAACTTAATTAGAAACAGTAAGATAGCAGTGGAATACTTTTTAGAAAGATATGATGTTATATATAATTACTGTCCAAAGTCTTATAAAAAAAGTCTTAAATGGTTAGAAAAAAGTTGTAATGCAACAATAGAAAAACAAGAATATAATATAAATGGTGAAATCTTTAAAAGGTTTCATATAATAAAAAAGGAAAGGTAAAATATTATGGGAATGGCAATGGGAATTATGCAAGCAGCAGGTTCAATGATGCAAATATCAGCACAGAACAAGGCGGCAAGCCAACAACAAGCAGCAGCAATAAAAAGACAAGAAGCACAATATAAACAATCAGAATATGAACAAAAAGATATAAGAGAACAATACAGTGAGCAATTATCTAATTTAGAAAGACAATCATTACAACAAGTATCAACTATTGAGTCATATCAAGCAGATACAGGTTTAACTGGTCAATCACAATTAAGAGAACAAGCAAATGTATTTATGCAAGAAGCATTTGAACAAGGTAGTTTAGTATCAAAAGAAAAATCAGAATTAGCACAAAAAGGTATGAAAAATATACAAACTGGGTTGCAAACACAAAGTACAATAAATCAATTAGAAAGTCAAAAGACAAGTGGTTTATCAGCAATGCTGCAAATAGCAGGAAGTGGTTTGTCAGGTTATTCAACTGGACAAAATATAAAGTTTTAAAAAATAAAAAAAAAGGGAAATTATTATGAGTAATAAAGAACAAAGAACAAGAATAGAAGGTGTTGAGACACCAAGAACAAAATTAGGTCAATTATCTTCTGGTAGAGTACAAGAAATAAATATGCCAGTAGTTGCTTCTGCACAAAAAGTAGAAAAGTGGGGAAGTTTAATTGGTAATATTGGTAAAGGTTTAGCAAATATACAACAAGATACTGATAAAAAACAGTCAATCTTTGATACAACAGAAGGTTGGAGAGCAGGTTCAAAGAAAGTAAATGAAATTATAGAACATGCAGAAACATTAACACCAGAAGATAGAAGAACATATATAGATAAACAGTTTTTAGAATATGGTGAAGAATTAAAAGCAAGTGGTCAAAGTGAAAGTTATTTTAAAAGTGCTTGGAATACTTATACAAGTAAATTAGCAAATTATGATGAAAAATATATTAAAGAAGAAAGAACAATATCAAAACAAAATTATTTCACAGACTTAAATCAAAAAGCAAATGAAATGTTTGATAGTGGTGCAGGTTATGAAGAAGTAATAAGTATGTATCAAAATGGTAGATATAAAATGACAAAAAAAGAAAGTGGTTCATTGTATTTAAAAACTGCATTAGCACATATTAAAGAAAAACAAGAAGACAATCCTTCTTTTGACTGGAAAAGTGAAGTAAAAAGATTAGTAGATATAACTACAAAAGATGGTATAGAATTAGCAAGTAATCTTGATTATTCAAATATTATTGATAATGGTATAAATTATCTACAAGGAAAACAATCACAATTAAGAAATACACAAATAGAACAAATTAAAGTATTAAAAGAACAAAATTATAAAGAAACATTAGTAAAATTATATGATGGTCAATCAAGTTTAGCAGATTTAGAACAAGATGTTATAGGTAATGCAAAAAACTTTAAGCCAGAACAATTTAAAGGGTTAATGAAAGAATTAAAAGTATTAAAAAATATTGGTAATTTTAGTGAAAGTTCTAATCCAGAAATATATTCAGCAGCAGAAAAAGTAATATTAAAAGGTAAAATGACTGACAGTGCATTTGAAGTTTTTAAATCACAATTATCAAAGAACGATTATATAAAATTAAGAGGTTTATATAATAATGAAGAAGATAAAAAGCAAGACTTTGGTTATAAGAAATTACAAGAAGGTATAAATGATATAGAAAAAACTACTATTAACAGTTTAGTTCCAATGGATGAATTTGGTAATGTATCACAAAAAGACCAAGGTAAAATAAAATTATATAGTGAAGCATTTAATGAATATATTACAAATTATGCAATTGAAAATGGTAAAAATCCACCATTAAGTGAAGTAAGAAAAATAAGTAATCAAATTGTAGTAGATTTAAATAAACAAGAAGAAGATAAATTACAACAACAAGAAGAAGAAGAACAAGC